CCATTGACCACAAACAAGTAGTTACCTTCGTTGTCTACATCACCTGTTTGACTTGCCATTGCTACAGGGGAATTAATAATATGAGGGGCAAGCAAGTTCACCTCAGAGGAGACATAAGACGCTTCAGTGTATGTGAATAGAAATTCACGCACTTGCTTACCGTTCCTTTGTATAAACATCGTAGCACCATCAGTGCTTATAGGCTTTACAGTTTTTAATATGCCAAACCTAGTTTGTCTGGATATACGAACTTCTGATGGTTTAATAGGTGACTCTGGAATATAGAACTCACCACCTGATGTAAATACTTGTAAATGTCTACCTGAGACAATATGGTAGATTGCGTTAACTTGGTCAGTATCTAATGTAATATCAATAGATTCGTCATCACCACCAACACCTCTATCAAAATTAAAGAACTCACTAATTACACTACCCCATAATGTTTGAGGTCTTGCTGTAGAGTTACCCATCCATAATCTTGATTCATGAAAAGTTACTGTGTTAGGATAACCATGGGTAGCTGACCACACAGGTTCTTCTAAAGAACAATCAATACCATCTAAGGTGTTTTGATTTATAAATTCTTTTTTAACTTTTCCAGTAAGTGTATTAGCTCCAGTATTAACCGATTCAATTCGTACTACACCACCGTTACCTTCAAACATTCCACCTACATGGTCCGAGGTTATTTTTGAAGATTGGTTGCACGTTACAGTAACACTAGAACCTATTGAATTCCAATTAGTTCCTATTGAAAATGTACTTGCATCATAATTCTGGTCAAAATCAAAAGTAGGTTGGTATGCAAAAGAAATTGTTGAAAGAGTCCAAGTTGAATGTGAACCACCTCTAACAATTTTTCTTGGTGCGTGAGCGTTATGACAGATGATTAAAGTATCAGCTGACTGAGTAAAACTCATTTCTTGAATTTGTGTTGCGTTAAATGGAGTAGTAATGTAATCATTACCAGTGCCATTCAAACCTGTTTGTTTTACACCATCTTTATAAACATACATTTTTGCATTAGCAAAGACTAGCAAATATGTTTGTGTGACGTTAAACTCAAATGTAACAAAGCGAACAGAAGTATCAGCAAGGGTGTCTATGTATTTCATACCCCCTCTTCTTGCCACACCACCTTGGCCTAAACAAACTACATTCTCTAATGTTTCAGCACCTTTGTAGTACCCATCGTAATCATGACGAGCTGCCAATCTAGGGTCTAGCTCTCCTGATGTAAATGATGTTTGAGAGATGTTAACTCTTGCCATTTAACCTCTAGCGTTTATTAATGGTGAGTTGCCAGCTGGTGCAGAAGATGGTGACATTTGCGAATCAATGGTCTTACACTTAGCAAGTTGTTTTTCTGCCAAAGTTGCATAATACTCACCTTTTGATGCACTCTCTGTGATTGGAATAGCAAACACAGAAGCTAATCTGTATTCAAGCAACTCAGCAAAGTATGCTGGTAGTAATGACTCATCAGGTTTGTACGTGTAATCAAGCACTATTGATGTATTGTCTGAATATAACTTACTACCATAAATTTGGTATTTCTCGTTTGCATCGTCAATGTGTTGAGCAACTAAAAAGTCAGCTGGTAATTGATATGCGTATGCCCATTCGTTAACAGGTGTAGCTGTTAATCTGGACAATGTAGCTTTACTTGAAGCAAATCTCCAAGGATGTAATGTTAATAAGCTCTCATAAGTAGGCTCATATAAATTTGCAGCTACTAGAGCTGCTGTTGAATCATCTGTGAATGATGATATTGTTTCTTCACCGATAAGTAGCAACGCATTAGATGCTAGGTCGATGGATGTGTAGTTTTTAACTGCTGACATAGAGTAGAAAAGCCCCCGAAGGGGCTTAACTTATTTAGTCAGAGTCAGTTGCGTTTACAACTAAAGCGTCATTAACGTCAACAACAGTACCAGTGTTGCCAGAAACTAGGTAAAACCCAGCTGCCAACGTACCACCTGTTGAAGTGTTCGCCATAATTATATCGCCAACTTGAACTTGTCCAGCTACATCATTGAAGTAACCAGAACTGTCCACTGCTGCTGTAGCATCAGTTGTTGAATATCCCCACATTGTAGGAATAGCACTGTTTGCTGAAGTAGTCATGCGTGACCATTTACTTTTATCAAAAGCCATTTATATACTCCTTATTCAGTGATTTCGACTTTAACAATACCAGCAGTGTCAATAGTGACAGCACCAGCTTTGTATTTGCCTAAAGAAAGCCATGATGTTTTCTCAGGAATGTAGTTAACTTCCGTTGAAATATCAAGACCGATTGCACAGCCAATAGATGACTTGTGGAAAGCGAAACAGTCACGAGTAGTTCCTGATTTAGCAAGTCCACCTTCAGCACGAGTTTCCATCATAATAATGTTGAAGCCCATAAAGCTGTTAATCTCACCAGCAACTAAAGACCTTACAGTGTTATAGTCTGCTGATGTAATTGTAGAATCACCTAGTAAGTCTTCGATACCTTCAGCTGAAGTCAAAAGAATACGGTCTGAAGTTGGAACTCCATTGTCATTCAATGTTCTTGAAGCTGCTGTTAGTTTTGCTAGAGTAAGTCCAGCAGAACCATGAGCAATTGTTGAACCAGCTGAAAGAGCATCAACGATTAGTTGGTCAGCTCTACGACCCATTGCTCCAGCAATAGTCTCTGCAAGTTCTCTACGCTCATCAAAGTTTACTTCTTGAGCATCAAACACGTCTGTGTATTCACCAGCTACCCAGTTTTGTAGGGTTGCTGCTACTTTAGCGTGTGCGATGTCCATTGGTGTTACATCTGTTTGACTAGCTTTTTGGTTAGCCAATCCTTTCCCCATAGTACGGAAATTGTAAGTATCACCTACAACACCTGTTCTCAAACGAACTGCACCTCGGAGTTTTCCAGCAGTCTGGAAAGCGTGCTTTACTTCAGCGTCAAACTGGGCCGAAGCTGCACTAGATAGATTGATAGACATTCTGTCTTCTCCTAAATTAAATTAAATTGTTTTTTTTCAATTCAGGTTTCCGTATTCTGGGCTGAATCTAGCATGTTTACAAGTTGCCATCTTTTAGAATACGGGTCTTAGACAAGAGTGTCCGTTGGAAGTAGTATAACAGAAATACAATATTAGTTTGTATTATTTATTTGTATTTTTTATTTTAACACCAGCAACTGAAATATGTACTACCCCCCATGACTTCATTAATTCCAAAGTCACGAGGGTAGCATGATGGTGCATAAAACTGTTTGTGTTGTCACATTCTTTGAGAACGTGATGTACAGCGTCTATCACCTCATTTATTTCATACTTCACTGTCTTATCTGGTTTTGTGCTTGCTTGCCATAAAAGTCTGCAAACTTTTTCTCAACATCTTTTCTAAATGCTGGAGATGTTTCATATCTAGGGTCAGCAACTAATTCATACAATGCTTCTTGTGAAGTGCTATCTACAGGCCTTACATTGTCAGGAGCTGATACATCAGTCTCTCTTAACATGCCACGCATTTTTTCTAGTATTCCAAAGCCTTCTGCTGTAATTGCTAGACCTTGCAATGTTTCAAATTCTGCTTCATCAAAATTATTTTTAGCCCAAGCTGTGAAATCATTAATACGTTGAGGTGCATCTTTACCCATACGTTTTATTTCATCTTCAATTGCTGGCTGTGATTCCATTAACCCATTAGCATAGATAGCTAAAAGTTCTGTGTGCTTTTCTTGGGATAGTCCAGCTTCAGCAGCCCACTCATTAAAACTTACAAGCATTGGGTCTTCAACATTTATTTCAGCTTCCATGCCTTCAGGTAACTCTACTTTGTAACCATCTTCAGGTGAACCAGTAAATGCACCTAACTTAGATTCTAGTCCAGCATAAGCTTTAGCTTGGTCAGCTACTGTTTTATATTTGTTAGACTTAAACCATTCAGGAGCATCGCCTTCTCCTTTAATGTCTTCTGCCATCATCCAACCTTCACTAACAACTTCTGTAGATTCAGTTGTCTCTGTCGTAGCTTCAGCTTCAGGTGCTACTTCCTGTTCACTTAATATTGTTTCTTCACTCATCATTGTCTCCTTGTGGTAAGTAATCGCCATTTTTTCTACGTTTAATGGCATTTTGTATTGTGCGAATCACACTGTTTTGCCCCTCTCTGTAATAACCTTGTTCAGCTGGCTGAGTAGGTACACAAACAGGAGCTTTAATATAACGCTCCTCCCAATGGCTTAAAACTTTCTTACCATCAGGAGTTTTAAATAACCGAGCTATCATTGCGTCAAAGTCTTTATCCACTCATCTGCCCCATAACTTGTTGAGCCATCTCTGGGTTCTGAGCTGCTGCTTCTGCTGCTTGAGCCATTGCTGCTTCTTCTTGCATTTGTTGTTTCATAGCTTCCCTTTCTTCTTTATCTCTTACGAGTTCAGGGTCAACACCAAGCAATTTAGCTATATGCTCTGGGAACGCTTCAAGGTCAAGACCGATACGTACAGCATCTTCACCAACCATCATTGCAAACTGTACAAACTGAGCGAGCTTATTAACCTCATCCATATCTTGTTGCTGTGCTAGTGGTGAGATAACTTTAATCTCAACTTCTTTGTTGCCTACCTTGATTGGAGCAACCTGACCATTACGCTGAAGAATATCAATAGCTCTTTTAACTAGCTTATTAATAAACTCCATTTGCAATCGACCAAACGATGAACCAATGTCTGACATAAGCTCTTGCTGTCTAATAGACACTTCAGTAGCTGACTTTGTTGGTCCTTCCATTGGGCCAAGCTGGTCATGAAACAATGCTTTCTTAATGTTTTCTCTAAGGTCTTGTAAAATTAACTCACTGACATTAAAGTTACCACCAGACTGTAACGGTGATAAAGAACCTTCAGCTGCTACTGGTATGACTGCTCCAGACTTAATGTTGACTGTCCAAGGATTAAGAACACCATCATCCACAGCTGTATAAACACCCACAATCTCTTTCTCAGCGTTTTTGAGTACAAACTTAACAACTTCATTAGCTGTTTTAATATCAGGCAGTGCTGTCATGATAGGGCCACGACCATATCTTTCACCAGCTACCTTAGACCAACGAAACACAATCCAAGGTGATACTTCAAAATAATCTTCAAAGATAACGTGTTTAGTGTTCTCTTCAATAATGACATACTCGTATAGTTTTTTATCTGGATTGTAAACAGTAGCTTCAATGATTGGCACTAACTCATCTGGCTTAGTCTGCATCATTTCCATAACTGCTGTTGAGCATTTACCTTTCTTCCAAACTTGTTTAATGTTACGAGCTGGATGCGAATGTAACCTAAAAACAGTTTCAATTGTTCCATGAGGTCCATCCTCTACTAACAACTCTTTCAATGGCACAGCTGTAAACTTGAGTAAGTCATCACCCTCACCTTCATCTAACAATAAAGCTCCAGTTCCTACAGCTAAGTCGAGAAATGATTCATGTACCTCAGTTGCTAGGTTTGATTGATTAATATAACTAAACAAAGTATCAGTGACTTGTTCAAGCTGCTTATCTATTTTGCCAGCGAACTCATCTGGAATACCTGTACCAGCAGATAACTTAGCCCATTTTTTAAATGGTGGAACAAGAGTTGACTGTAATCTTGATGCGAAACGCTGTGTTCCTATCAATGCTGTTGAGTCATATATCTTTGTATTCTTTTTAGAACCCTCAGTGTAATGGTCAAACACCTCTCTTTGAGGAAGTGCGTACTCATAACACTCTTTCCAATGCGATTCCCATGATGAGCGATGTTGTTTAGCTACTTCATATCGTTTCATTAAAGTAGCCACACCCTCTGGGCTTTTTTTATATGTTGGCATAATTTATCCTAATGTGTCTTCAAGTCCTTTTTCAGTATTACCTTTAGCAATTAGAAGTGTTCTACCTCTTCTTCTACGTTTACCAGCTACAGTTTGGTCTTTTTCAACTTTTTCTTCATACCTTAAAGTTCTATCTCTGTTAGCATCAGCTTTTACTTCTGCTTCAGACTTAACTGGTTTTGGTGGTGGTGGTGCTGACTTTTTTTTGCTAAAACCAAATGTTAATTTTTCCTCTAACCATTCTAGGTTGTATCGAGGTAATATATATTTCATGTATTTCTCCTTTGTATATAGTTGTGTAATTGCTTGGGTGTTACAACCCAACCAGCTTTTATGCCTAAGAGCTGCTTACATACTGTTACGCATGTCAAGATTCCCCTAGGTATAAACTTATCTTTAATCGTTTTCTTGTATCGAATGACTGTCCAACCAGCTTGTTTAAATATTTGTGGAACATCGTCTTCACTTGTATAAGGAAGAATTGTTATTTCTAAACATTGCCCTAATGGGTCAACCAAAAACCAATTAAACCCATCCCATTTAAAAGCACAACAATGTCTAAAACCTTTTTGAGTAAACACATCCCAAAAATGTCTGTTGTCTGAATCACCAAAGGCTATGTAATAATCTATTTTCATATCCAAAAACTAAGTGGATAAAACGCATCTAACCAAAAGCATATCCAAACAGTTGCTAAAGTATTGGCAGATATTAATAGTGCTGTTATGTATCTCATGCTGTTAACCAACTTATGTTTGCTTGTGGCTGCCCTACTCTTTGTTGTTTGCTTCTGTCTCTAAAGGCAATGGCAAAGTATCTGAAGGCATCTGCGTAGTGACTTGACCAATCGTGGAGTGGGTGTGGTTTGTATATACCCTTCTTTTCATCGAACTCTTTCCTATACCTTCTAAGTGCTT